GTAATGCTTGATTATCTAACCCCAAACCAGTTGGAACATTACTGGGAATTTGATGTTGAAATGCAACCAGTGTTCGATCAACATGGACAACCAATCAAAGGTTCTCAACATGTAGTTCGTACCGATACCAATCAATCATTAGGTGTGCATGGATCACGCTACAAAATGGTTCGTCACGATGATGTTGTAAATTCTATTTTAGATAGTGTTTCGTCAGCAAATCTATCCAATGATTACGACATAAATGTAAAGGTGCTTGAAGATGGACGTAAACTTAGAGGTGAAATACTATTTAATGATTTGGTTGTTGAGCCTACAGTTGGTGACTATGTTAAATTCAAAGTTGATTTCTTCAATAGCTATGATGGATCATGGTCATTCTCACAAGCAGCTAGTGGTCTTAGACTATGGTGTTTGAACGGCTGCACCACACCAGATGCAGTTGCTCGTACTCGGTACAAGCATACTACATCTATCAATGTTGAAGGTAGTGCAACAAAAATTACCAACGGTCTTCAGCATTTTATGATGCAAAAAGAACGGTGGCAAAGCTATATGCAAACAACAGTTACTACACCAATGGTTGAAAAGTTCTTCAAGAAAACAGTAGCAAAAGCATTTACCCGACAAACACAAGTTACAAAAACAAATGAAAAGCAATTAGAAAAGTTGCTTGAGATTTGGGGTAATGAACATCGACAACTTGGGCGTAACAAGTGGGCGCTATACAATTGCCTAACTTATTGGGCTACTCATACCCAAGAGTTACGATCACCACATACTGCAAGATACAATCGAGAAGCAGCCATTGCATCAGCAATGCGTAGTAAGCACTGGGAGTTTCACGATGATCACAGTTCAAGTTAAAAACATTGAGTCACTATTACAGTGGCTCAAAACATGCCCACATGATTACGCAATATCATCAATGCAAGGTGGTTTTGTTCATGTAAAGTTTTTTATTTCAATGGAGGAATTAGTGGAGGTACCAAATGCCAATGACTAAAAAAGACTATGAGTTCATAACCATTAATGCAGAGTGGTTTGCAGATGAAGTAGCGCCAATGATGCATTGGCCTACTCACATTGAGGAGCTTGCAGATAAACTAAAAGCACTCAATCCTGAATTTGATAAAGATAAGTTTGTAACTCGAGCAACAAATGCTTGGGAGGAACACTATCAAGAATGTAGAACGGAGGAGATCAATGACTACATCCCCTATTAGTCCAGAAATGGCGATGGAAATAATGCTCAACAAAATCTTTGATGATGTTTTTTATAAAACAAAAAAGAAAACTAATTTTTGTGATAGTTGTGATGGTGATGGTGAGATTGAGGTAGAGATACCTCGACCTCACAGTTACAATCGTGACATTGGAGTATACGATGTAAAGAAAATCGAGTGCTCAGAATGTGGTGGTTTTGGTGTAATTAAAAAGGAGGAAGAATAATGCCATCATTTAATATTGGTTTTCATTATGCAGAGGGTATGTATCTTACTATAACTGCAAAAGATAAAGATGAAGCATCTTATCTAGCAAATGAAATCTTACAAGAATACTCAGGTAGCATAGAAGGAATACATTCTATGAAACATATTGAAAATTATAAATGTGTTCACAGAGAATCTATGATTACAGATTTAACTGAGGCTTGACCAAATAGATTTTTAGCTGCATACATGCAGTATGAAATCTTATTTACAGTATTTAAAAGATGAAGCTGCCAAGCGTAATGTTAATCTATTAAAAGCATTTCGCTTGGCTGAGATTCCAACGTCAACTTATTATAGATCAATAGGAATGAAAACCGAACTTAGATATTTAACTGCAAGCAAAGTTTTAAACGCTATACATGAACAAGAACGTAGACAAGAAACCGCTACGATTGCCAAGCAACTACGATCTGATAATAAAAATGTTAGTAGAAGCAAGGCACGAAACGGGATTAAGCCAGTCGCAATTGGCTGACGTTATCGGCTGCACTGAATCTTTAATTCATAAATGGGAGCAGCATAAACGCATCCCATCAGGTTTCTTATTTATGTGTTGGTTGGATGCTTTGGGTTACGATGTCGAAGTCAAAAAAAGGTAAACGATATATAACTTGTATTGCTTGCGATATAAAAACCGAATGGTTCGTTGCAATACTTAAAAACAATCATGCAAGAACAATGAATAAACATTGGTATGTATGTTTAAATTGTTATGAGGAAGACAGATGGCAAATCAAAACAAGAACAAAGGAACCTATCACGAAAAATGGTTTGTCGAATGGCTCAATAAAATCAAAGCGCCAATCAAAGCAAAAAGGCAACCCCTCTCGGGCAGCTTGGGAGGAGAGTATGCAGGGGATATTAAACTCGAAATCAACGGACAAGAATTAATAGGCGAAGTAAAGTACAGAGATAAGTCTAACTTCCCAAGTCCGTTCGCAGTATTAGAAGGTAGAGATATTGCCTTTTATAAAAGACGGAGAGGAACTCCGCAAACGCTTGTCATAATGACAGGAGATAAATTTCAACAACTATTAGAGGAAGCTAATGGAAAACTCACTGACTGCAAGGTTTGAAAAATTTCATACCGACAACCCAAAAGTATATGAACTGTTTAAAAAGTTTACATTTATGGCAATACGCAGAGGACACAACAGACTCTCTGCATGGATGATTGCAAATAGAATCCGTTGGGAAACTTCAATCGAAACATTCAGCGATGATGATTACAAAATAAGTAATGACTACATTGCTTTGTATTCAAGAAAGTTTATGGAAGAATACCCACAATTCGATGGATTCTTTCGCACTAAATCAATGCGGAGGGCGTAATGACAGATAATTCAGTGTCATCTTTTATTAAAGATTTAAGCAGTATAGATGATCGAGTTTGTTTATTTTATGTAATAGATAGAGTCGATGGTATTTGGGGGTTAATGCAGTCAGATATAGAAATGGGTTTGAAAGAACTCGATGATTTTAAACGTGAATTAATCTATAATCTAGGTGTTAATGCGAGGTTGAAACAATGAAATCAATAAGTAAGTCTGCATCAAATGATGTGTGGTCTGCAAGTTTAAATCGCAAAGCACATCCAGTATTAAAAAAAGAGTTTGGTTCTAATACATCATGGCAACCAGATGCGTATAAAATAAATGCTGATCGCATACGAAACAAAGAACCTGTTGGTGAGGAATGGCTATGGGGTCGTGGTGCTGCATCACTAGTACACTTTGGTTATCTTACTGAGGCAGAGCTTGAGCCACATCGACAGGCGTATCTCGATGCGATTACTATGTATGGTGACTCTCAAAAATTACATGATGAGCTTGTCAAAAGATACAAAGATGCAATGGATATTCTAAAAAATTAAGCTTGATAAAGCTGCACATAAGCAGTACTATCAAACAATAATAATGGAGGAAGTAATGAACCGAAAAGGTTTTATCGGGGGCAGTGATTGCGTCCAGATTATGCAAGGCAATTGGTTACAATTGTGGCAGATCAAAACTGGTCTTATTGAATCAGAAGATTTATCTAATAATCTAGCAGTGCAGCTTGGTGTCCATACTGAGAACTTCAATCTTCAATGGTTTGAAAAACAACTCAATGTGTCTTTAACAAATCATCAGTCTGAATTTGAAACACACTTAGGTCAAGTACCATGCAAAGGTACAGTCGATGCTATGTACGATGGTAATATTGTGGAAGCAAAACATACAAATGCTTTCAGCAATATGGGTAAAGTTATTGAATACTACATGCCACAAATACAATTCTACATGCAGCTTGCTGATGCAGACGGTGGATATTTTTCAGTAATTTTTGGCAACAGCGATTGGGATTGTGTGCATGTATCAAAAGACAAAGAGTATTTCAATTCAATGTGGGCGGTGGTGTCAGACTTCTGGGGTTACGTTCTTCGCAATGAGGAGCCGATTGGTGTCGATACGCCCTCGCCCTCGATTGATAAAATCCCGTTGGACGAAATGGTTGCACGTGACGCAACATACGACAACGAATTTATCGACTCAGCCGTTACTTACATTAATAAAGAATCCGACCACAAACAATTTGAAACGGCAAAGAAAAACTTAAAGAGCATGATTGCAGAAAACGAGCGTGAGGTTTATTGTGATCAACTATCAGTAAAGCGCGACAAGCGCGGTAGCTTACGCATAACAAAGAGGAATCTAAAATGACTAAAAATATTATTAGCTTGTTAATCAAAGCAAGATCAGAAATACAACCACCAAAGAAAGAGGGTACTAACCCACATTTTCGCAGCAACTATGTTACTCTTGAAGGGTGCATAGAAGCTGTTACTCAACCACTTGCTAACAATGGTTTCTTTTTGAGTCAGCAAGTTGGATCAAATGAACTAGGAACATTTGTTCGAACCGCAATCTATCATCAGGATTTTGCCGATTGGTTAATGGAATCTAGCGTACCACTTGTATTAGCTAAGAATGATATGCAAGGTCTTGGCAGTGCAGTTACATACGCAAGACGTTATGGAATTATGTCATTACTTAATCTTCCATCAGAAGATGATGATGCTAATCAATCTACTACACAAACAAATTCGTTAGCTGACACGACAAGTGAGAAGACCAAAAGTCGAACGCAGTCGTGGCATAAGTCAGCATCATAATTCTTGGGGATGCGGATAACTTTACAGCTTTGACAATCCGTTTTCTACACTAAAGGGCGGTGGTGTCCTCAAGAACCGCCCACTTAATTTTAGATAAAGGAGCCAGAAGCATGGCAGAATACAACGATACTAATAAAGGCGCAGCCTTTGCACCCTTCGATGATATGGAACTACTACTTCAAGGTAATGTAGATAATGGTGGACGCAGTACAAAACTAGCAGTCATTCGCAGAAACTCACGTGAAGGCAAAGAAATCATGGAGGTGTATGAAAAGATTGGCGCTATATTTCCAAACGATAATGATAAAGATGGTGCACCAGATTACACTGGATCAATATATAAAACCGATGATAAACAATCACCTTGGACAAATCCTAATCATAACAAGCGACTAGCAGGTTGGCGTAAAATTAAAGGCGATAAACCTTACATGTCGTTTGCAATATCTGATCCACAAAAACCATCATATTAGATTGCACATTATTGGACAGTATAAGATAATAGAGACACAGCAAAAGTTTACTTCCTCTTTATGTTGTGTAACTAGGCAAGCCTTCGGGCTTGCTTTTTTTATTTTGAGGTAGCTATGAAACTTAATCAATTTCAAGAGCAGATGTTAAAGTACTTGCGTAATCAGGTGGATCGGTTGCAAGATGAACGTTACCAACCTGATGCAAGACCAAACATCATTGCTGAATTAAATTTAGCACAACAAGAATTAAAAGACTTTACAACAAAACTCAGAAAAGAGGGGTACAATATCTAATGATTGAGAATGTAGAATTAACTTTTGAAAGTTTTCACAAAGCTTTCGGCAGAGCACCATCCGAAAAAGAAATCGGAATGATGATGAATATCAAAGCAACCCAACAAGAAAAACAAATTAAAACTGGGCGCGATGGAAAAACAATGGAGCGCAGCCGCATCAGTCAAATGAATACTATGGGCAGAGGTGGGCGTAAAAAAAGTAACAAAGTCAAAGTAACACCAAGAGCTTTTATGATTAATAAAATGATGATGAAGTATTCTTTATCACCAGAAGATATTGCAGACATTCTTCAAGATGATTTAAAAATAATTACAAATTGTATATCACGTTTTAGATTACCAAGAAAAGGGTGTATCGTGGGGTAGTAATTGAGGGGACTACCCCCAAACAATAATAAATAAAAACAGGAAGAAAACAATGATTAAATACTGGACGTTTATGATTTTAAGTTTTTACATTGATGGAGAAAAATTAGAATATCCATTAATGTTTCCAAGTTACGATGCCTGTAGTTACAACAAAGAAAAAATTAGAGATACATTTGTTTCTTACGCAACGCACAAAGATGTGCATGTATATTGTAAAGGTACAGACGTTGCATCTAATAAATTAATTAAACCAATGCCAAGACCTTAAACAATAGATAAAGCCAACTCTAAAGTTTCTTTATTGCGTCTTGTCCAACCTTTGCCGTAGTGTTTAAAATCATCCAAACCTTCATAAAATTTTTGTCTACCATAATAGTAGTTATCTAATATTTCTTTTGGCTGTCGATCATACACTGCGGCAATAGTTTTATTACCAATCTTACCATCTTGTTTTGCACCAACTATTTTTTGCAATATCTTAGCTGCTCTGCTTGGACCTGCATTAACACAAAGATCAGCTACCGAAATATCAATTCCAGACGGAAGTTTGTCACAATAAATAATATCCCAGTAATTCTTTTTATATAAAGGTTTAACATCTGCTTTAGTTAATGCTTTCATTACATCTTTAGGTGCAGGTTTTTTAGTATATTTAGCCCAGTTCCAAGCAGTAACGCCCCACATAGTAGAACCTTCATTACCATGCCCGTCACCTTTAGCATTTCCAGAATCTCGCTGATCGTCTTGAAACGCTCCTTCGTGTTTAATTAACATTTCAAAAAACATTTCCCAGTTTTCTTGCATGTTACTTCCTTCCAAAGAATTTAGTCGCAGAGCGCACAGCAAAGCTACTGGCTACGATAACGCCTAAAGTATACTGATACCACTCAGGCATCTGTTCCAGTGCTGTAAACCCCTCTGCAACGACTGTGCGACCCCATTCACCTGTGAACACTAGGATTAATGGGATTGAGAATAATAAAACTAACCACTCGTCCTTCCAAGAATTTTGAGAACCTTGTGCCATAATCCTTTCCCAGTCTTGGACTGAGGTTTCTTTGGAGACAAGGATTTTTGCTTTGGCTTCGGCTTCGGTAAGTTTGAGTTTTGCGTTTGCTTGTTGGGCTTGCGTTTTGGCATTTAACCAACCTCCTGCTAGTTCAGCTATCGGACCTATTAGTGTTTGGAACATGGTGTCCTCCCCTATCTGTCTTTGCTTCTTTGCCTAACCATAATGCAAAAGACGCAGAAAGCATAGCAGTAACTAAAGATACAAAAGCTGATTGTTGTGTTGTCGGATCATCAAGTGTCATAAACCATAAACAAACTTTCCAAGTCAAAATAATTTGACATAAAAATGCTAGTCTTGGTAAAATTTTTAGTTCATCTAAATAGTTAGCTGTTATTGGTATCATAATAATTCCTTACATAACTTAAGGCTACTCGTTTGTCCCTAGTAATAATAATTACATAACCTTTATTGTTGTAGATTATGTATCTTCCCTTCCATTCTGCTATTGTCACCGTTCAATTTTAATACAGACTACTTTAGAATTTTGATTAGTTACTAATACTTTTGCTTCTTTCTGCGCTAACTTGCATGCTTCTTCACTCGAATAACTGCCCACATGATAGTGGTCAAAGTTGCCAGTGATAACTTGTAACCAAAGCAAAACCCACATCTAACTAGTCGCAACAGCCATAAATAAAAATGGAGAACCTGCTACAAACATTAAAAATAAAATATTTAATACTACTTTCATTACCATCTACCTTGCCACTGACCTAAATAATAAAATGCAATAAATAAAATACCACCACCTACAATAAAAATTACAAACCCAATACCAAAATTAATTAAAGCATCTATCTGTTCTTGCTTTCTATATAACTCCTGCTTTCTTTTCTTACGCATCTGCGCTTCTATCTGTAACACTTCTTTCCAAGCACTAGGTCCATATGTCCAAGAGATATGATCTTTGATTTCATTTCTCATTTGTTCCATTTTCTTTTTATGTGCAAAAATTTCTAGTGCTGTTTCTTCATCAGAACCTTTAAATGTTTTCTTCCAAAACGGAGGATTCTTTTCTCTTTCTTCTAAATTAGTAAAGTCAGAAAAAGCTTTGCCCCATTGCGAAAGCTGCCCTGTCATTTCTTGAAAATCTTTTCCTGCTCCAATTGCTGCTTTAAGAGCTTTAAAGCTTCCTGTCGCTAGAGCAACACAACTAATTGGGTCCATTGTTTATACTACTCGTACCTTCAAGTTCTGTGCAGCTAGACTTTTGATCTGCACTTTATTGGCGGCAGGGTGGAAGAAGTCATAATCCGTACCAAGCACCGCACCCTCATTCAACGCAGCCGCATCATAGTTCAGCGTAACACCATCACTTGTTGGCAGTGTACTTGCAGCCGCATCCATCCTAAGTGCAATCATCAGGTCTAGGCTTGAGCCAGTACTGAAATGGTTGGCATCTGCAACAGCGTCTAGCTGTGTCTTGTCCATGCGGTTAAACGCTTGTGCGCCTAAAGCTTGTTGTAGGGTGTAGAGTTCATCGTTGGTTGTACCGTTTGCCCATGTTGCGCCTGTGTTGTATGCTGTAGTGGTAGTTGAAAATGTTATCAGTCTAGCAGTTGAATATTGATTATCCATAAGGAATAGTTTTGTTTGGTCAGGCTTCATCCAAAACGCAGGTGGATTGTTTGAAATACTACCATAACTAAAATTATTACTAGTAGATGATGCAGTTGTTATATCCCATGCAGTCGAAAGATTATATTCATATATCCCAAGATAATTTGAATCTACATTTGTAAGATACATTTTTGTTCCATCAGATTTAAACACTACAAATCTCAAATTCATTCCTAATGGAAATTGGCTAGAAGGTGAATAAGTTGAATTATATGAAGCAGTACTTATATCCCATGCAGTTGTAAGATTGTATTTAAATACACCTCCACCACCACCACCTTGATTTACAAAAAATGAAGTTCCATCGGGTTTCCAAAACATACCCAGTGGAGTAGTAACATAACTACTAATGTTTACTGTGTTACTATCAGCACTTGCTGTTCTAATATCCCATGCAGTTGATAAATTAAAACCGTATATAGTATCATTTGCATAAATACCAACGTACATTTTAGTACCGTCAGATTTGAATCCTAAAACAGATATATCATTATTGCCAATTGTTCCTGTTGGATTATAAGACCCTACATAAGATGCTGTAGACATATCCCATGCTGTACTTAACTGCCAATAATACAAATGTTGAGGACTATTTCCTGATAAAATTACGTTTAACCCATTATCACTTATATGGATTTTTTGCATATATTGGTCAGTACCACCATAAGAAAGGTTTTTGTTGTCATTAGTAGGAGATGTTAAGCTAAATGCGGAAGTCCCACCATTATTATTGTACTGCCATGTACCGCTGTTATTCCGCACAATCGGCCTGACACCATCAGTACCTTTTGCTACAGACCAAGTAGTTCGACCATCAGTTGAGACTGCATAATGTACTGTGCCTGTACCTGCGCTCTGTGCGGCTGTCATGCTGTTGATGTCTATAAATGCTGAACTGTCTATACGACCAGAAGTGTTCGTTACAGCTACGTTGTATTGGGCTGTAGGTTGGATAAGAGATTGAAGACTAAATTCATTTACTGTATAAGCACCATAAGCC